GGCCTGGGCTCTTGCGGTTGTCAGGTTGGTTTCGCCTGCGTTGCCGCCAGCCTCGTTCAGGACTCCGATATAGGATGACGCATTGCCCAGAGGAGCACACTCCAGGAAATCACCGTCCTGGATGGAAGTGTTTGCCTTGGCAATCACCAGAGCGTTGATTTTGGCCCCGCCTCGGGCAACCCGCACGACATCTGCCACACCTGCTGTATTTGAGGCCTGATAGAATCCGTCTTCATCCAGGACAACGTTGTTAGCAGGCTGAACGGAGAAGCCGATTACGCCGCTACTGTTGTCGTCCTTAGTGCCCTTCACTGTCCGGGCAGCAGACCTGATCAGAGCTGCACCAAACGGCAGCAGAGCGCCGCATGCGGCCATATCTATGCCAGCCGGGCCGGCATCTATGAGAGCATCCTTGAGAGCCATTTCAGATCACCTTTCCTTCAGACTTCATCTTCTGCCTTTCCTGCTCCAGGCTCCAGACGGGGGCATCTCCAGATACCGCAGAGCCCTTGAGAGTCTTGGATTCTTTGGCCTGGATGAACTTGTCAGCGTTCTCCATGACCCATCCAGCAGGATCTTTCTGATAGGCTTCGTACAGTTCAGCTGCCTTCTCCTGGTGGCCGGGCTTGAGCTTGGCCTGGAAAGCCTCAAAGATCCTGGCCTTGCGGTCAGTCTCAATGGACTCCTGCACCTTGTTCTGCTCGCCCTTCAGAGCTATGTTTTCCTGCTCCAGGGCAGCAATCTTTTCCGCAAGAGGCTTCTGTGCCTCTTCAATCATTTTCTGGATATCTTCCATTTCCATAGAATCAGCTCCTCCTGGAGCAGATGATAGTGATTTGCAGTTCTTGCATTCCATGTTGAATCCGGCCCCGTCTTTGGGTGTCACTACTCCCTGGCGAACCAGAGAATATTCATAGAAGACATACGGACCTCTTTCTATTGCTTCGTAGTGTTTACCGTTCCATTCGCCCGAAGCCTGCTCTAAATTATATGATAGTGATAAGGAACCGTGTAGAGGCTGCTTGCTCGTGATTGCTTCAACCTCTTTCGGCGTAAGGTCGCTTTCGAAAAACCGCGTTGTGGCGGTCACGTCTTTTTTCTCTGGCCTGCTCTGCGTGTCGGATAGCTTGCCTATCCTCCTGGCATTGGGGTTGAGGTCTTCGTGATTAGTTAGGACAGTCAGCCCGTCAAGCCAGTGAGCATCTTTCGAGAACTCTTCATATAGTCTCAGAACCGGGAAGCCCAGGCCTTCAAATACGCCTTCCACAAGCGGAACGGTTGGGCAATATATGACCCCATCCTTTCGCTTGAGGGCCTTCGCCTCGAAAGAAACTTCCGTCTTTGTTCGCCCGGACTCTCTCATTTCTTTCTTTTTCATCGTGATCTCCCTAAGCCCTTCGACACATCGACACCTGGTGTGCTTCTTGGCGATTTGTGACCCGGTGGAGGGATAAACACCATCAGGCAGTTTCCTAGATTCGCCCGCCACTGCATTGCAGACGGCACACGTGCGCTCATCTGCGGTGATAATCCGGAAAGCTTCATACAGATAAGGATCGATTATCCCGCGCTCGACAGCGTTCTTTGTGGATTCATAGGTCGCCCGTCCTCCGGCTTCACTTGCTTCATTTACTGCAATGGTAAGCGCCCGTTGGCTGAGGAGAGCTTTTCCTTTCTTTTCGACCAGTCGCCAGACTTCGGCCTCATCCATTCCTTTTGAGAACAGATTATCAGCATATTTTTCTAATGTTGCTGATCTCCGGGGATCTAAGCCTATATGCTCCCGGATCTGCCTGGCCTGCTGATCTACTGTGATGCCCTTCTCATAACCGTTCTTGATGATCTGCCTGATCGCATCCTTGGAGCCGCCTGATATGTATTTTATTTCCTGGGCGGCATAATCATCAATCCACTTGAGAGCATTGGGATCTACCAGATCGAAGCCCGCGCCGCCTACGACATCCCCGATATATGCGCCATGTGCGTCCAGGCTTACGGAAACAAGTTTTGAAAGTCGCTCTTTGGGGTTGTAGTCCTCCCATGCTATGCCGTCTACAATCTCGTCGCCATTTCGGTATGCTGCGAGGTCGCTGTCCAGCTTCTCCCAGTCGGTTGCTTTGATGGTCGCCCGAACGGACTTGAGATAATCGGCCTCTAGCTGGCTGATGGTCTTGTCTTGGAGGGCATTGTAGCCGTTGGCGAATGTTTCCGGATCGGGCATGGCTTACACCGTCTGGTCAGAAGGATTCATGACGTTGTTCTTGTTCCCGAAAATGAGCTGATGCTCTTCGGCCAGGAGTTGGATCTCGTCCGGGTCCATCGGCCCATAGCCGCGCTTCTCTCTGTATTCATTGATAGTGATAGCATGGCTCCTGAAGTCGGTGACCAGGCCCTCGCGCTCCTTCTCCTGGTCCTTTGGTGCCCAATTCCACCAGTCGAACTCAAGATAAATACCATCAAAGCCATTGTTCAAGAGCCATTGGTTCCAAAGAAGTTCAAACGGTCTTCCGTGTACCTCTCGCTCGCTGGCTATGTGTATATCCAGCAGATCTTTAGCCGGTCCGTTGGTGGCCGATATGGCCTGAGCGGTGACTTCCAAAACGTCTTTATGGAAGAAGTAATTCAGAATTTCTTGCTTAAGATAATTGTCAGCATCCCAGGGATTGATCGGCACCGTGACCTTACGGTCCTCCATCTTCATCCCGAGAATGGATAGCTCAGCCTGGCTGGTGCTCTGGCCTTCAACCATCGATTTGGCGTATGCCGTCAGTGCGGCCAGGTCTACCGCCACATTCGCATCTTTCTTGAGTTTGGCGATTGCATCGGCGTCGATCTGTGCCCTCTCGCGCCCAACGCCAATATTCCGCATGGTGAGCATACCATCTCTGCGGATTTCTTTGAACTGCTCGATAGAGGGCACCAGTGCCTTCAGCATCGAGGTTCCGGCTGGGACGGTTGTATCCTCGATGTAGAGGACGTTTGCGGCTTCTAGCTCAATTGGCTGGCCTATCGTTCCACGATTTTGGAAGAAGTGGGTTTCATCGTCCACCATATCGTAGACTATGCCGGGCAGGATCTTGTCATTGACATATCGATCCTGACCATATAGGGAGACGGGTGCAGTATTGAAGCTCTGGCCGGGGAGAGCCTGGATCTCTCCGAAGTTCTCCCATGCTCCTTCCTGTATCAGAGAATATTCAAACAGTGATTTGCCCCAAGACCAGTCTTCAAGGGCTGCGAACCTGACAAGGCCTAATGTGCCTTGTCCTTTGCTCTTGCCTATCCGGCCAATTCGCTTGTCTACTCGCTTGATCTCCTTTAGTGCCTTGTCTATATTCTTCGACTGTGTATCATCGCCTTCCTCGACCGGCTTGAGACTCCATTCGAATCCAAGGAAGCAAGTTCGGGAGAGGCCTATTAGGTTCGAAAGAACGTTAGGAACTTCTCGATCTGCAGCTATCAGCTCCGGGGTGATGCTCCTCTCAATATAATTTGTAGGGTAGCCATGCCTGACCACCGTAGCGCCCGTGAGCTGAGATGGCGCTGCCTCTTGTGTTCGCTTGAAAAGCCTATCGAGAAGTTTCATGAATCCTCAGTAATTTGGGATGTATGCCGCGCCACGGATGGCTGATATCGGAGCAATATATGTTTGGCCGATTTCGTCTAATGCCTGCCAGGCTTTGCTTAGGGCGTCCACCTGGTCGTCATTCGTCCCTATGGGAAAGCTCAAAAGCTCCTGCTCAAATGCAGGATCGAGAGAGCGTAAATGGAATATTTGCCCCAGTTCATAACGGCCTTCCAGCGGGGCGAACCTGGAGACTTTGTCCGTGACTGAATGGATGCCACGGATGTTTAGGTTCGTTGTCAGGGACAGCTCTTGAGGCATCGCTTTCTGATAGGCGTTGTCCTCAATCGCGATTACCGCCGGTTTCCATTTGGCCGCAAGTTGCTTGATGAACTCCTGCTGTTGCCGGAATGAGCCTCTGATCCTCTGCACATCCAGTACATGGAGGTCGCCGTCGGCACTCCTTCCCAGAACGGCCCCAGCGGTGTAGTCTGCCGTCTCTTTTTCGGAGATAGCGAGATCCACTCCGAGGGCGATTGTGAGGTCTTGTAGTGGAGCATGATCCTCATATTTCAGCCAGGCCCTCTGCACTCGTGTTGCCCCTGCTGCTATGAATTGGCATTCATATTCCTGGGCTACCCAGGCGCTGCCCCTTTCCCGGCGCTCTTCTTCAACGAACTCGGGTGAGATGCGCGGGCATTGCTGCCAGGGGACTTCTATCTTTTCCCACCCAGGAGACTTCGCCCACGTCTCATAGAAGAATCCCTGCTCGCCGAAGGGCGTGGACATCAGGACCAGTCGGCCCTTTGACACGGCCAGCATTGGCCTGACTGCCCCATACAGCTCATCCGGAATCCTCGATGCCTCATCCAGCACCAGGAGAGTAACCGCGCTTATGCCTCGGATGGTCTTCTCAGATCCAGGGAGGGCCACGACTCTCGAGCCATTGGCGAACCGGACCGAGAGCTTAGTATCGCTATCAAGTTTTACAGACTGATCGACTAATGATAAGAACTCTGAGAACTTCATCATAAGTTCCTGGGACTGCCTCAGAGATGGGGAGTCCAGGACTATGGTTGATTTGGGCCTGTGTATTGCTTCGTGCAATGCCAGGATGGCCGTTGAAGTTGACTTGCCCGACTGCCTTGAGCAGTTTAGGATGATTCGCTGTGATCGCGATCTGAGGAACTTCGCTTGCCAGGGATCCGGAGTAAATCCTAGATAGTGCTGAGCGAATGCGACCGGATCTGACTTTGCCCGGCGCTGCTCTCTTGCCTCAAGAAGGGCTTTCAGCTCCAGCTTTTCCGCGCTCGATAAGTTCTGCAATGCGAGCATCTAATTCACTATCCGAAAGAGATTCTAAAGCTGAAGCTTTACGGCTCTCCGGATCGTCGCCGGAGAGTTCCATCTCCAGCCGCACTGATTCGGACATCATTCTGGTGCCAATGGGCCAATAGACCGACGCAGACCCCAGGGTAAGCTTGTGAGTTCCTTCGCCGGTGTCGAACTCGTCTCCTAGATTGATCGACATAAGTTGCTTTGCCCGGAGCTTTCCCAGGTTGATGAGATCGAGTGCGTTCACGATTTCATCTACTGCAGCGTCCCTCTTGGTGTCGTGCTTCTGGGCCCGCTTCTCTTTTGCGTCCGAGACGAGATCCTTCAGGTCCCAGACTGCCAGTTTGTAGCGGCTGATCGTCTTAGACTTTTCTGGGATGCCCAGTCGTTTGGCTATTGATGCTGGACTTTCCTTATGTCCAAATCCCTCTTCTATCTGGTCAATGTACTCTGCTATCGATTCGAACGCCATTGGACATCACTTTGGACAATTGGACAAATTTGGACAAAAGCCACCTGGGAGAGTCGCACTCCCGAAAATCTGCGGTGGTGTTATGCCGGCCAGGAAAGAGGAGAAGAACCTGGCCGGCGCTGCGTGGTGACTATCCGCAGATGCAATCAGAGATTTCGAAGCCTGTTGGTACCCAATTCTCGTCCAACTCTTTTGCGATTACTTCGATAGGATACTCGCCGTACCACTTGCTGGTCTTAACACCAT